TCTTTCTCCTGTTTAATTATATAGTAGTATAACACCCTATTCTGGCGTCAACCATAATCACTGTAATTACAACAATGATAGGATCAGGTATATATACCTCAATCCTATCACATAAAAATACTGTTATGCAGATCATACTTGACCCCCATCAGTAATTATCCAATTATTGGGTGGATCTGTAAGTACTGCCCTAGCTGCTATTGCAGCTCCTGAGTATTGCGTGGTACCCACCCCAAACAACACGTCGGGCTGGACTGTCTGCAAGGCCCACGCTATAAGGAGTTTGTCGTAATTAATAGTCGATAAAGCTGCCCCCGTAAACATGTCCGCCAAGTACCCCATATTAGAAACATCCCACCCCGACACATCAGGGTTCGCGTTGGGTGCATTCTCAAACATTTCTCTTGCGCTATACACATTTAGTGTATTCCATTTCGAAACGTCAGGGTTCGCTACCAAAGCGCTATCAAACATATTCGAAAGGTCCTCGGCACTCGACACATCCCAATTAGAAACGTCGGGATTAGCTACCCCATTAAGGTAAAACATACTCCACATTTCAACTACTTTAGAAGTATTCCATTTAGACACGTCTGGATCCGCTAGGGGGGCGGCCGCGAACATCGCTCCTAAGTCAATAGCGTTTTTCATGTCCCAATTCGAAACATCAGGATTAGCTATCTGAGCATCAGCAAACACCGAATTGAAATTTTCCCCCTTGCTTACATCCCAGTCCGAGACATCAGGATTAGCCAAGGCAGTCAGCTCAAACATAAAAGAAAAGTCCGTAGCCGAACCCGTATCCCAATCCGCCACATCAGGGTTAGCCAGATTATTCCCATAAAACATATAACTAAAGTTCTCAACACTAGACACATTCCAATTTGTCACATCAGGGTTGAAATCTATCCATAAAAACATCTGGTGCATATTAATAGCCGAACTCACATCCCAATTAGAAACGTCAGGCTGAGCAGACGCTGCCTGCCTAAACATAAAGGAGAAATCCTCTACATCACCCACATCCCAATTAGAAACGTCGGGATTTGCAGAACCTGTTAAATAGAACATAGTCCTTAGTCTCGTTAACCCTCTCATATCCCAGTTGGATACGTCGGGATTAACAATAGAACTTTCACGAAAAAACCCATCCAAATTCGTAGTACCCTTAAACGAAGGTATATCTATAGCGGCTATAATTAAGTTGGGATACCTCCCGCACATTCTCCTGCCCACACGCATACCTGTTCGTCCCCACCGAGAAAGCCCCGTTAGTCTTGTATCAATACTTAGGTTATCCCATGCCTGCATCAGGCCCGTAATAGTTACCTCGTAAACTCCAGCTACCGCATATGTATGGGTTTTGGCTGCGTCGTCCCATGCCGTAATGGTGTTTGATGTATTGTCTCCCCAATCCACTACAAAATCATAGTTGTACCCATCCACCAAAGGTAGTGTGATGTCCTCGTCTACTCCTGTAGTTGTCCACTCGGTTATGAATGGTTCGGCTGCTGTTAGTGGTACACACAGGCTCACTTCGATATTTACAGTGGTGAGAGTGGCCTCAAGTTCATTAGCAAGGGCGACGGTCATCTCTTTGGCAGTGCAAATGTCCAACTCTATGTTGAAGGATGTAAAACCACTACCTGTTCCACCTCCAAGCCCATAGCCATAAGCTACTATGGTCATGTCAGTCGATCTCTACGTTCCGCTCCGCGTCCCCTGTAGATTTGAGTTGCAAGGACATCTTCATAAATGTTACCTGAGAGCAAGACAGTAACATCATCATCATCGTAGATTGTCAATATCCCTGTGGCGGGATCAGTCTCCATGCGGTTACGCATCATCTTCGACATTATCTGAATCTGCTCACCTGACACTAGACGGTTTGGGGTTTGTTCCCCCGTACTGTTATCCGTTAGATGTCCTATCCCGTCTATCCTCCAGTCGGCTGTTATCATCGCTACGGTGCTGTCCAGTATTATCTGACCGCTGTTCAGATCTATGCTCACCTTGTCGGCCCCGGTTTTGTTTATTATCTTTATTCCTCCGTTGTAGTTCCGCATTGCCAACGCTTGCCCGCTTCCCCCCATATTTATGTTGGGCGTGTCCGGACCTGGAACTCCGCTTGCGCAATTTATAAAGTGAGCGGTGTCGCTTCCCCCTAAAGTAATCGTTCCTGGGTTTAGTAGACAATTCTCTATTACTCCTGATACAAAATTAAGGTTCTCAATGGTGCAGTCATCCACATGAGTATCCCCATCCAACGTCCCGGTAATCTTAGCCTCTGCAAACGTATTGTTCACAAAGACCGCCCCGGGATCAAGGGTAAACGTGGAAAGATTCTGACCCTGCCCTACAATTGTAAAGTTAGTAAAGTCCAAACCCCCCGCTATTAAGGCATCTCCAAAGACATAAAGAGTCAAAAACCCTCGTTCGTTGGCTATAGCCAACGCATCAGTAAAGTTATCTACTGGTTGCCTTTCTGTGCCTGTAGGGAATGTGGTGCCACTGGTTCCAGCTAATAGATCTACTGATACACCACCATTAAATGAGGCATATTGGATATCTGCTTGTTCTGATAGAGTGGCAGAGGCCGAGGAGGTTAGGACTACTTGTGTGAATGCTGTTGGCAAGATAGCAGCAATAACGGATTGAAGTTCGTCTACAGCTGTTAGGTTGCCCCCTGTTGCGGACACCTGGATGATGTTCCATACTTTATAATCATCCAGGACGGTATATGAATCCGTTATACCCTCAATGAGGGTCTTTGTGGTAAGCTGCGTTTCAGAATCCACTGAGACTACATCGGCTACACTCTGGTCCGTAAAGTTAATAAGTAAGGAGCCTCTTGCTACGCCATTCGTGATGAAGGTGGCTGTGGAGTCTTGCATCACCTGCCTACCTGCTACAGGTGAAGAGGGCACACTTGTAACTGTGCCTGTCTCAGCTGGTGTAGTCCGGCCTTCGAAGGCGAGCAATAAGTTCTGCATTGCTACAGTTATGCCAACCTTTACACCCCCACCAAGATCTTCCTTACCTGAGGCATTAAGTAGTTTGTCATATGACATACCGCGGAAAGATTCTTCTTCAATCCGCATGGTGTCAACTAGATCTTGCATGATAATTTCAGTAGAGGGTGCCCTTACCTCAGCCACACGAGGACTTAAGGTAAAGACAACATCCACGTCATTACGCGTTGTCACTGAAGATCTTCTCCGTATGCAGCAAGCTTACGATCACGCTCTTCACATTTGGTGATTGCGGCACGCAGCTCAGTAATGCTTGCATATTCAGCATCAACTACACCATCTGCACGATAAATTGCATCCCGGCACTGCTGTATTTGATCTTGCATTGCTGCCACATTATAAGGAGGGAATTCAAGTTGCAATTCTTTGATCCTCGTCTTACCTTCCTCAGTGTTCTCATCACACTTGCGGATCATCTTATCCCTGTGCCGACATAAGCTTATATGTGCGGTATACTCGTCAATCATCTTTTGCTGATCAATCTTCAACTGCTTAATACGCTTGATGTTATCCTTGCATTCCTGGATACGTGCATCGAAGTAGACAATCTTACCTTTGGGGTATTCAGCCTTGATATTCTCTATCTCTTGCTGACGGTTGCTTGCAACCACCCCCGGCCATTGCTCTTTTGTATAAGCACCCTCCGCTATAGGCAACGTATCGAGGGTCATCCCCCCGACACGTATAGACTCAACACCCTTTTTACCCTTATTTGATGTTGTCCGATTCATACTGCTCTCCTATTGTCACACTGCGATTGTATCAGGTGTACGAACAGCTGTTACAGATGTATCAGTCTGCCCTTGATCCTGGTTCTGTTCAAATGGTAAGATGTCTTTACCATTCCTCACCTGTACTACGGTACCAAAAGTACCACCAGCTTTAACAAGTGTATTGCTTATGGAACCAGGGCTTCCATCGGTACCGATATCTTCTTCGGCATCAATGATCAGATCAAACAAGTCATCTCCTGTAGCATACAACTGGATAGTCTCGTTGATCTCATATGCATCACCAGAGGCGAGGGAACCACCGGTACCAAACACCTGATGAATGGTTAACCGCGTCTCTTCAAACCCACTAACAAGTGCATCCACCTCATAGGTGTCTCCATTTGTGGTATCCTGGATCAACATACCCACTACAACACCATCCGTCTGGAATGTAGCGGTACTATCGTTCAAGTGTGTAGGAGTCGTGGTACTGCCGGTATCGTTAGCGGTACTTGCGGTAATATCAATTAAAGTAAATATTCCACTCGCTCCCGTAGTACGAGATTCATAATAATACCTGTGCTCTTCCTCCAGGATATTTTCTACCACCCTAAGTATACTGGCAGCAGGTACTTCTCCATCGATAGTACCAGCAACAGTAATCGTCTTACTAGAAGCGGCTACAGCGGTCATTCCGCCAAACTGGTCTTTATCAATAACACCCGATGTGCCTGTATCACGTGCTACCAAGACTCTATCTCCTGCACGAGTATTGGCAACTGTATATGTGATGGTATTGGGAGGTGACCTAAGTGTACCAAGATCGTCAGTCAAAATATATGACTGAGCGTCACCAGCACCGGGATTCCTGAAGTCAATACCTTGGGCTCCAAAGATCTGTGTACCTGTAAACGTACCAAACGGAGAAGACTTCGGAGAAGTAATGGGTACAATTGCACCACCAGCACCCGCAGTATCAACATCAACCGAACCGCCTGTCTCATCATCCAATGTGTCATTGTTGAGCAAGGAATCCAAGGATGTTTGTTGATCCGTGACGGTGATGTACTCTTGTCCTACACCCTCAAGGGCTGTATTAGTCTGCAATGAAACAGAGCGTGCAGACCATGTGCCGCCATTCTCAGTGACATCTTCACCCTGCACAAAACCACTTAATTCATTATCATAGTAGATGAGGGCTTCCAAACCACGATATGTCTCACCAGGGACGTTAACTCCAGCACCGAACAAATCGGCTTCGTCAGCCCCACGACGCGTAACGTACTTGATGCGCTCATACACCTTCGCAATTGGCACGTTACTCTGCGCATCAATGATTGCAGAATAAGGTTCTGCTGTACCTGTATTATCGTGATCCCGTGATGTTGCACCTAATGTAATTGTAACTGTACCGCCTTCACCGGAATCTACATCTGTTGGGCCTCCATCTACAATTGTTTCACCACTGGACAATGTTATGGTACCTGTTTGACCGATGTCTTCCAGGACATCATTGTCGAGAAATGTACCCAAGTCACCAGTATGATAGGCCTCGAAGGTATAATTTGGGCCGGTACCAGAAATATCCGTAATAACCAACTTCTGCGATTCATTAGAGACTTCTTGCAATACATCACCGGACACAGGCGTTAATGAGCCTGTCCATGCATCAGTAGTAAACCCGATGTAACCCGTTGTGTTATTAATGTCAGGAGCAGAAGCTAATGGAAGGGCTGAAAACCCACCTGCAGCAACATTCAATCGGAAATTGTCGTACAAGGAAGTGTATCTACGTGCCAATACCTCCAAATCACCGTCAGCTATACCGTCTGTTGCTGCTGTTGAAGCAGCTGCATTATGTGTGCGAATTAGTACGGATACAATACCCAAGGACACTGTAGGATCTGTGCCCCAAAACTGGAATCCTATATTATCTGTGGAATTTGCCAACTTGACACGATCTTGAACAATGTACACCTCAGTAGCAGTTGGAACACTACCAATAGCCTGAATGGCTGTGAATCTGGTTGTACCGGAAGTAGCAGCTGTACTGGAAGTTGTTGCACCAGTACCATTAGTTACAGTTAGGCCACCAGTTGCATCAAAGACGTCACCTGTGCTTGGGGTAGAATCATCGGGACGAATCCATGCTACGTTGGTGCCATCAGGCTCTACTTCAAAGTCCAATAATGTACCCGTGTCGTTGCTGGTACCTTGAGTTACCAGCTTACCTACGTCAGACGCAACAAAATCGATGCCTCCAGTATAAGGAACACGTAATACACCTCGCCCTGCATTGTTACCCGCAGAACCCGCTAAGTCCCAATCCGCTGTAATGGTACCTTCCCTCAGCATCTCTGAAGACGCCCTGGAAATAAAGTATTTGTTCTCCATCGTATAAGCATTTGGCGTAACAGGCAGCATTGGATTCTTAAAGCCCATAGCTTGGAATTCGTCAGTCGCAGCAGCAACAGCAGAATAAATTTCATTGGTTGTTCTCACAACACCAGACACATACCTTAGCATACGCGTCCCTGTATTTGCTGCGACATCATTCGTTTCGTCCTCGAACTGAATTTCCCAGTCGCCATTCAATAAAGCCAAAGTAGTCATAACGTCTATCTCCTATATGTGTGTATCGTTAAAATGTAGATATACTATCCTCGATCCAAGACGCGTTATCAGACAATCCTGTGCCTGATTCTATAATACGCTCGGCGTTATATGGTAAGTACCGTGTCACGTCTAAAGTAACTCGTCTGCCTACTGGTACTTGTGTTATTGTACCCAGTACTGAGAGTCTAGCCCTTATATAGTATAATGGTCCTTGAGAGTTAATTGTTGTAGTTACCCAATCACCTGGTAAGGTATAAGAAACCGCAGACTCCCCAGAAGTTTCGAACCCAGAAGTCCCATCAGTCACCCCTGTTAACGGCTCCCAGCTATCCCCATCCCAGTACTCCCATACAATCGTTGGTTGCCCCGAAAAAGTAAGCACAATACTTACACCTAGTTTTAACTCAATGAATTGCTCTTGATGTCCAAAGTAATATGCATCATCAGCTACAGGCGCGGCAGGAAGCAGCGTCATATCAGCGGTGGCATTGGAACTACCTTCTTCTGTCTCATCAGTAAAAACCCCACCATCATCAGCTATTGCTGCAGTGGCGATACCTTGGTTTCTAGCCCTTACTAAAACGTCTAACCCAGAAGGGTCGAATGCTCCCTCATAATTCAGAGAAAAACTAAACTCTCCTGTGTCGTCAGCAAACCCTTCCGAAAGGACATCTCCTTCTGTGACTGTGCCTACTGTCTCATTAGCTAGAATCTTTACTGCAGTGCCTTCTGTTACCCCTGCTACAGCTACAGCTACAGAGTTGTTTATTACTGTGTAAGCTCCTAATGTCTGGACACTAGGAGTATCGCCCCCGTCTAATATATTTATAGTAGTTGTTATACTATTCTTTAATATTTTAAACACTAGATCCTGTGTGCCGTTTGCAGACCACACTAAGGAGCTATTCATATCAGCCATATTACCGCCATGAGTGGTAGCGTGGTCTACTCTCAAATAATTTACAGCATCAGCTGTAGCTATTTCTATAGCCATTACATATTTGGTACCGTTCACAGTGGCAAAACCCCCAGCAAACGTAAAGTACATATCCTCTTGAGAGGTCGTTAATTTGGACACGTTAAAGCTGTCAGATTCGGCTAATACAGAACCGGTAGGCACACTAGATGTACCATATGTTCCACTGTGGGCGTATATCTTAAATGTTATATTGTATGTAGGAGATCCTACTTTAGACAGGCTCATCATTGCTGCAGTAATACTATTTCCATCACCTGTAAAAGATTGAGAAGACCCTAAAAGATTAGTAACGTTTCCTAAGTTAGAGGTTAATACAACAGCAGTTTCACTGTCCATTATATCCCCGCCGCCCCCGTTCAGGACGACAAAAGTATTATCAGTAAATTTAACATTCTTAAAGTTGTATGTAGTGTCCACTACAGGGCTTAGTCTTATACCTCTTAAATTACCTTCCACCTCCAAATCAACAATTGTATCTACAGGGGGGGTTGTACTGCCTAAGTGTAGTGCTCCTTCTGTCACAGACGCTGTCGAGCCAATAAATTTACTGTCAGTTATATCCGCACCGTTAACATCGATCTCACCGCATCCTAAAAATGTGCAGCCAAGCGGTGTAGTATTTGTATCTAACGCGAAGGTACCCCAATCTGTAAACTGACAAGAGGTTAAATTTACTACAGCATTATCTGTCGTTACCCAAGTCCCCGGCGATTTAGTCCCAAGCGCCTTCCAAGAAATATTTGTCAAGTTGATAACTGACGAGGCATTCTGAATATCAACTGTATTAAAAGGAGCCGTTACTGCAGGATGATCTCGCCAAAATAAAGTCTTATTATTATCAGTGAGGATCACCTCATTAGTTGCACTGCCCCACTGGTGGAGCCCAGATAAGAAGTACGAGCCGTTGACGAGTTGTACTAGTCCCAACCTATCCGTTACATCTCCCTTATCCGCAACCGCTAATTCAAAACTCGCATCGGGGTCAGTACTGGTTCCAAACTCGTATATCAGGTCACACCGACCAGCACGGATAGCATCCATAGCATTAGGTGCACCCTTTGTTGGGCCACCTGTTGGGAGATCAAACAAAACGCCTATATACTGTTCAACAGCAGAAGGTGATCCAGTATTTGCTTCGTCGGTTGTTTCTGATGGGTTTACCGCAGCAAGAATCCAACCCATGAACTCAATGGTATCTGAGCCACCGACATACCAATGTTTATAAGCGCTAGTAGCACTACCAATGATCATATCAATGCCACCATTCGCCATTAGGTCAAGCGAGTTGGGGGTGGCGTGTGTTGTCCACATCAAGAACGCACCATCTGTCCCTATCAACGATGCGCGGTCAGATATACAATCGTAGATAAACCCCTTCTTAGCAGAAGCAAAGGCGTTCTTTGAAATCATACCTGTGCCCTGAATGAAATAATCAGTCTCATCATTCAGACCCGCAGCCCCACCCCCAATAGCAGTAGCGTTAGCTTTGTCTCCTGCACCTACGAACAGGTCTGTCATATTTGTTGTGTAGGTTGATACAGTCATTATAACAGCCTCAAGTTGTATACTTGGTACTTATATTATAATGACTATTGAGCTCAAGATCAACGGGTCCCGAAAGATTAACTTTGTCGATCCGAGACACCCTGATCAGCCTTTTTCTCTGCCCGTGCAGCTTTAGCCGCATCATTCTCCTTACCCCCACCTCCTCCAGCATCTGCAGGATCATCATCAACTTGATACTCAGGAGGCTCGAAGCGATCAGCATCGTCTATTTTGCCTTTATGCCCAATGACCTTACGAGCTTCTTCCTCACTTAACAACTGCATGGGAGTGCTAGCCCCTGTCTGGCGTGAAAGATTACCAACACTTCGGGCAATCTGTGCCATTGTTTGGCCTTCTTCCAATGGGTTCTGAATAAACGCACTGGGCCATTCCCACTCAGGGATCCCTTCAGGAAGGATTCCTACTGCTTGCAAACGTTCTACTGCTGGGTTGAGCACTTCAGGATTCACAAAAAGAATCCTCCGTTCCTCAATTCGTTCCGCCCAATTCGCTCTATCTTGTTCCGATGCTAATTGACCAGCTTCGGAACCTACGAGTATCCTTCTGGGAATGCCTGTAGTGCCTGATATGATAGACATGATCATCTCGAATGTCTCTTTCGGGTTAGGTACAGCACTATCTAAGACGTTAAGATCAACACCACGAGTACGGATCACTCGGCGCAGTTGATGTTGGTACTCCTGGATTTCGTCCGATAGGGCAGCGGCATCGGCAGGGTCGATATCCATTTCTTTATCGACATTAGCGTGTAATCCACGATTACCTGTCAACCAATACATTTCAGCTGTACCACCACCTACTTTCAACAGGTCATCAAGTTGATTATATACCTTCTCAAGGATATCCAAAGGGTATTCAACAACATGTACACATCTTGACCAATGCACTTCAAGATCCTTAATACCTGTAGCTTGAGCATTAGTACCCGAATTATTCTTTTGCTCTGGGTCATCAAATTGGATTGTATACGTCTCAGGCATACCATAACGTTTATCACGGACATTCTTATTTGTGATCCCTGTTACCTGCCTACTGCCAATAGGTTTGACGTATAGGAGTTCGTTAGCCTTCTTCACTGGGCGCTTTACATCGCCAGTGTCATCAAACCCAAACAGGAGTAATGAAAAGGGATTCAACCTAGAAAGCCTATCAACACGGTAGAATGCATTGAGGAGCTTTAGGGAAGGTAAGGAGATAAGCTCATCCCATGATGTCTTAAGGTCATTGTCTTCCTCCAACGTTGGTGGGCGTGACCATGTAGCCCCTGGAGGTGCATCTACAATACGGCTAGCAATATCTTGACGTTTGTACTTGGACAATAACTGTAAGGGTGTTACACTTCTTTCATATCCAAACACCTCATATAGATCACGCAGACCCGAGAATTGCAATCCCGCAAGGTTTGCAAGTTGTAAACGCTCCACAAGGGAGGATAATGCTTTGATCTGTACATCAGGATCAAGGTTCTTCATTGGGGTTACTTTGTCGTTCATCATTTATTCCTACCAGGTTAACCTGCGTTGAGGTTTCGTGTAATCAGGGGTTTTGCCGCGTATAGGTACAACATTATCAGGAAGGACGTCATCACGGCCCCAAGTAAGCGCACCCTTAATGCCAAAGAGGAGCTTATTGTATGCAAGGGCTCCTGCAATTGCTTGGTCATCATGCTCACCATCGGGGAAGCCATTAAGCTCTTCCTTAAGATTATAATTCCAGCTTGTCACGCCGCTGTCACGTGCTTTCTCTGAGATGCCATCATCTACCATGAATACATTCCCTGCTTCGATTGCAGCAGTGAGTGGTCCTGCACGTACTTCAATGGGCCCCGAAGCTCGTTCGCCTTTGAAGTTATATGCCTTGAGTAATTTGGTGTAATCCTCAATGACTGTCTTACCACTGCTCCCAGGCTCTTGCTCCATCCAGATCTTAACACCATGCCCATCACTTTCCGCATGCGCTGCGATGGCAAGCTTATTTTTATGTGAGGAGTTTTGCTTGCGGTAAATATCCAGGATATAGAGTCGCCTTGTGGGGGCATGTCGAGCAAGCTTAAACCCAACAGACCAATCACCATCAGCTTCAGAGGCGGCAAGATCCCATGCACGGACCGTTTTAAGTTCACTCTTGGGTGGCAAACTCTCAGCACTTATAACTTTGAGCTGGCTCCCTAAATCTTGACCTGCCATAGATTGTTTAGGGTTCTGCTGACACTGTGCAGCAAACCAATACGTTCCGAGGGTCTTCTCAATACGTTGACAAGCTTCCAATGGGTAACGTTCTGGCCATAGAACCTCTCCAACTTCACGACCGAGAGGGTCATTAATTTCTGCGTACATTGGCAGATTAATAACGGTCCAATTCTCATGCGGTAGCTCCGTTGTAAGACGCGCAATAAGATCTTTATAATCCCATCGTGTAGCCAACACCACTAAAGAACCACCTGGCTCTAATCGTGTATAGGCAGTAGACTTGAACCACTCGAAGACTTTCTTGTGTCCTGCCATTGAAAGGGCTTCTTCATGGTTCTTGATGTAGTCATCAATCAACATAAGGTCTGCACCACGCCCGGTAATCGGACCACCAATACCTGCAGCAGTCAATCCGCCACCATGAGTTGTGAGGAATCGATCTGCCCTGAGCTTCTTCCGGTTCAATCGCGTACGCAACAGATGCTCAAGATCTGGATTAAGGAATGTATCTCTTACACGTGTAGAGAAATCAGTTGCAAGGTCAGCACCATACGTCAAATTCATGACATATTTCTCTGGCCACTTCTCAAGGAACCAAATAGGTGTGTTTACACTGAGAAACTCCGACTTTCCATGCCGGAATGGCATAGTTAGAATGATTCTGGCGTTGCCCTTGGCAATTTCTGTGGCAACTATTGTCGATATATACAAGAGATGTTTTGCTGGGATCCATCGCCCCTCAGTGATCTTAACAGCCATAGTTGCAGGTGTAAGGCGCCATCCATCACGTAAAACAGCCTCCATCCGCATTTTATCGGAGTAACCAAGCTCGACATCTCGTGCTTCAGAGGCAAAAATGGCTGTTGGATCTACTGGATTCATGTGTTCCTGGCCTCCAACGCCCTTGAAGCGGCCAAAATAAAGTCAACTATCATCATGATCGCACTCCAGTTTGCCTTTCTTGTGGCATTCTGCCTTCATCTTGAGCATCTCGATGAGTTGGTCAAAGATAGCCTTCTGTTCCTTCTTTTCAATCTCACTTAAGCCTGTACGATTGTCAACACGGATCTTTTCCACCTCCAATTTCAACATTTGTTCCTGTACGAGGCTCAATTGCATTGTAGCAAGGTGTTGCTCTTGTTTGGTAAGCACTGCCGCGAGTTGGCTGTGTGCAACTGTAGCCATCTTGACTGTCTCGAAGTGCGTGTAGGAAGCCCATGCTGCAGACACGATCATGGTTGTCAATGTAATTATGGTAATGCATGCACCAGCCACCTTACCTGCGGTGCTAATACTATCCCATCTTGATTTCATTGTCATGTTATTCTCCTGTGGCAAGAGAGGTAGGGGGCTTCTTAGTGACTTTCTTCCCCTTCTTCTTCTTAGTCAGTACCTTAGCTCCCTTAGCTAGGTTCTCTGCTGCAGGGATAGCAGTCAGGTTGTCGATAGACCAACACTCACGAAACGCATCCCAATCAACACCATCGGCATTGACTACTCTATAACGTGAGAGCGGGTGGATGTGATCAATATGGTAACCTTCATTTAATGCATCCCGCAATTTACGGCGACGTCCCTCACGTGACTTTAGATCAGAAGAAAGGTGCTTGACAAGCGCGGAGATCCGATAGCCCAGGTAGTCTTCGAGATTAGTCACGAAGTTTTTTGGTGTAAGTGGTTTACCTAACTGTGTCAAGCACCTTGTAGCTGTATGATGACGGATCCGTGCAGTGACGTTCTTCTCACGGGCCTTATTGTTCATCTTGTTCTTGCAGGAGTAGCATATCGATTGTAGCCCATCACCAGAGTCTGCATGCTTCCCAAATCCATGTTTCTCTAACACTTTGGCAGAATCCCCTACATTGGGCCCTACCTCTCTATCGAGGATGTCCTCGCGAGGCTTCCAAGCACGGCATTTAATGCACTTCTTATGGATGCGACGATCATAGTCTCTGTAGATTGCGCCAGTCATTAGAATCCTCCTGTCTTGATTATGAGTTCCTGCAGTACCTCAGTGGTCTCAGGATCTTCGAGTGCCTTATCGAGGACTTCACCTTCCTCATCAAGGCTCACACTTTGTACACGTCTGTGTGTCTGAGCAACTGAACGCAGAGTAACCTCAAATGGCTTGCCACGATTAGCTTCTGCAGCTTCATTGATAGGACCACTAGCCGGTAACCCTGCACTTATGCGTTCAAGAGAGGTAAGGGTCTTAAACATGTCGATACCCGTCTTAGGGGTCATCATATCCCAAAACTCTTCCTCGTTGTTCATGTATTGCATCAACCTGTGACGCAAACGCCTTGTTTGGACGTAATGTTCATCCTGTGTCTCAACCATGCGCAGTTCTTGCTGCGTACGGTATTGTGCTATGCGGTAGAGGTCGTATGCATGAGCACGCATCCCCCAATAATAGAGGTGGTAGTAACTCTGAAAGATCTGGAGCATCGGCAACACTTGTTTATCTGAGAACTGGTTGGCGACAAGTGTAGAAAGATTCCTCGTACCTACGGCGCTCTGCCCATCGTAGTCGAGGTCGTCATCATCGAACTCTGGGATAGTCCCAGGAGTACCGAGGCTCATCTGTAGATACTTCTGGAATGCTTCAAACGCATCAGCTGGCTCATATTCTAATCGGGACCAAAATGCTTGGCCACTTTCGAATGCAGGGAATCCTTCGTCGAACTGTAATGGCATGAATGCATGATGGAGCTGTTCTGCAGGGAAGCCAGCGATCCGGTAAATCTC